CGCTCGGTAATCACGATATGCGCTATGAGTCATGGCTAGTTAATAAGGTTCCTGAATACTCTGGCGTAGATGGCTTTTCCCTAAAGTATCACTTTCCTAATTGGGAGACCTGCTGGAGCTTTTGGATTGGCGAGGAGACTATCGTTAAACATAGGCTCAAGGGAGGCCGTACAGCGGGCTACAGCAACTTAATTGCAGCTGGGAATACCAACATAGTCACTGGGCATACGCACGTCCTCTGTGCCTCTCCTATTTCGAATTACCAAGGAACCTATTGGGGCGTTCAAAGCGGTTGTTTAGCCGATCCTATGTCTAGCACCTTTGAGTATTGCGAGGATAGTCCTAAAGACTGGCGTTCCGGCTTCGTCATGTTATCTTTTGACCAAGGCCGTATGCTCATGCCAGAACTGATTATGGTATGCGGAGAAGATGAGGTTGAGTTCCGTGGGGAGATCCTGAAGATATGACAACGATTATCGGTGATGCTAAAAGAAAGCTACTAGTCTCGGATAGCCAGACTTCAGATGATGATTCTGATACCAAGGCTTTTAATTTACCTAAAGTATTCAAAGTCCCTCAAGGCTGGTTAGCTGGAGCGGGCGATATGATGAGCGTTCAGAAGGTCGTAGAATGGTTCAAAGACGGCAAGAAGGGTAAGCCACCCGTCATCAAGATTGAGAACGATGCCGACTTTATGTTGCTGTCTAATGATGGTTTGTTTGTATCTGGGAAAGACTTGGAGTTCTGGGAGCATACAGACGTAGACGCTATTGGAAGCGGTACTGCAGCAGCCCTAGCAGTAATGTCCTTGGGACACACAGCTGAAGAAGCATGTTGGGCAGCTTGCCAGTCAGACCTTTATTCCGGCGAACCAGTCAAAGTATACTCACTGGCAAAAGACCACCCAACAGTTTGGACTAAAACTTAAAAAACTCTTTAATACTAGAAATAATAGAATTAGTCCAAAATTCGTTAACTTGTTGAATCTTATCGAATAATTCTTGGTATTGTTTAGTAGCTTTGGTGTAATCGTACATAGCAATCTCCTTTAAGTTATGTTGCATTGCACCATTTTACCTTATTTTGCCATCATGTACAGACCCACATTAGCGCCAGCATAACAGCCGTAGCAAATAGCCATAGGCATATTGCCTTTAAATCCTTGCTCAATACCAATATACGCATAAATTAATCCTGTTAGGATAATAAGCCAACCGCTCACTTGGTATCCTTAAATAACAGTTTGGCGTCAATATTGCGCTTTTTAAGCTCTTTTTTGACCTTGGCTATGGCTACCTTCTCAATGTAATGAACTAAGCCCCTATTCATTCCTAGGGCTTCTGCGACCTCTCTTTGGGTCATATGGGTTTCATCCTTGTTTACGTTCATCTTGTGGCTTCTCTTCTGGTTTAGGTTTCTTGAATATAGTATCCCAATTATTATCAAACTTTTCCATAGGAACTTTTAACGGGCGCTGTGTATCGCCTTTCCCGCCATCTCTCATTAGCATCTCCCGTCCATGTCAAGCTCTACTTCTTTCTTTTTCTTCTTCTTTTTAATTACAGGAACAAGCTTTGCCCTTTGTTCGTCCGTAGCATAAGTGTTAATTCCTTCTTTAATCATGGCAACTAAGCCCCATTGGACAAGTGTTTCCCAGCCTTCTTGATCGAAGTTAACTTCAGCATCAGCCGAACCATCCTTGTTCTCTTTAATAATTTTTACTGTGATTTCCATGTTTGTCCTTAAAGTTTAATACGGTTTTATCTAAGGCTTCTAATGCCCATAATAAATACTGCTTAATTTCTTCTCTGCTCTCTCCGCCCATCGTAGCATTAGAGTAACCAAGGGGCTTTCCCAACTGGTCATAATAAACTTCACATATTTCAATATATGGTTCATCTGATTCATCCGATCTATCAACTAAACGTAGGTTCCAAGTCATGAGTTCCTCACGAATTTTATAGCTTCACCAATAGATAATAGCGCCCACAATACCCACCAAATCCAATGCGCTTCAGCAGTATATAAAAAGAAAGCCGTAAGTAGACCAATCATTTTGTAACCCCTCCAAAGACCTTAGTTTCTAGCTCACGAACATAAGTATTTAAACGATTGATTTCTGAGTTCATTGCATGAATCTGATCTCGCAACACTTCAATCGTTGATTCCAAAGAATGCCCGGTGGTACTGTAAATCCACCCAGCAAATGGAATCGGTTCTTTTTCAGCGCTTAAACGGTCTTCAGTGGTAAAGCTGGTCATGACTTCTCCTAAGTTATTTTTTACGGGTTTTCTTAATCGCTACAATTCCATCTTCTCTTGGTCTACGGGCTTCTAACATTTCATCGGCGTATTTATAAGCCAAAGTTGCAGGAGGCTCATCCACCGAATAATCACATGACAATATTCCGCACAAAGCAAACATTGCAAAGCAATCTCTTAAATCATTCTCATTCATTGAATTATGGTTCCTTCCTCTACTTGGGCAAATCGAGATTGTGAGTCGTACATGTTGTCACAATTAATTAAAAATAATTGCTTACTCATTTCCATATCATCACAAACATTGACCGCAATATAAAGGACGGCACTTAAAACGTCAGCATTCATAGCTTGATGCTCTATCAATAAATCGCCAATCATCTCAATTAAGTCTCTTATATTACGGTCATTAGGTTGCAAAGATAAAAACATTAACTCATCTCCAGTTGCTCAATGATTTCAGTAACTAGAGTATCAATGTATTTTCCTTTATAAGCAATTTCTTTAAAAATATTTACCTTGGTTACAGACTTTGCGGCATCCCTCAAGCCTTGGTTATACCCCGCCTTGTACTGATCCCCACCATCAAGCAGTACGCAGATAGCATCCCTAATCAGCGCTGAAGCTTTACGCTCCTTAGCCAGCTTAGTTAACCTTGCGTGATGCTCCTTAGGAAGATAAACACTATAAGGAATCATCTTTCTTTCTACTTTTTCCATTCTTCGTACTCTTCCTTAAATTGCAAAAATGCTTCACGGGCTTTCTCGTTACTTTTAAGCTCTGCCCTTGAGTCAATCTCAAAATGGCACTTAAGCCATTCAGAACACTCTGCTTCGGTCATTACATTTTCGTTACAGCGCATATCAATGTATTCCCAAAACAACTTGTCCCGGCATAGCATTCCAGCCATAGCTACTGCTGGGTGGTGTTTCTTTACTATCTCTCGGTCTAAAGGCTGCTCATCGTCTCCAATGCGAACCATAACCACCATGTAACGAGCGCCTACAAAGTCCCTCATCAGTTCTTCTGGGAGTTCGTCAGGGTGTACAGCCAAGGACAGCATATAGCCATCCTTAGACTGTTTAAGACCCGTCTTAATGCTTTCAAATTGGATCGTTGTCATACTCATCCTTAATCGTCAAACGGCATCCGCTCTTCTGATTTAGCTTTAGCTCCGTCCGGTTTCCATGTATTGACCTTGATGGATAAATAGGAGTTACCAGTAGCGCTTTCCTTTTTCCATGCATCAATCTTGATAGTAACTAAACCATTAGATTCATCCAGTAATTGACGTAAGTAATCACGGTCTATCTTTAACTCACCCCACATATCAGGAGACTTGTCATACTTCTTTTCTTTGGTTCTCCATAAACCGCCTGTGTTTGGATATTCTTGTGTCATCACTTACCTTTCAATTCATTCTTCGTTGTTTTAAATAAAGCAAAAATAGCATCATATATCTTTTGGTCTTTCTCTTTGAGTTCTTCAAAGATCTTCTGATTTACCTTGTAGATGTTATTTACATCCTCAGCTTTCTGAGCAAGACCAATCAACATATTTACGGCCTGTTGGAGCGAGGTAGGCCATTCCCCGTTTGATGTATCTACTTTGATTTCCCAAGGGTCTGAGTCGTCAAAGAACTTTTCTTTTTTGGATGGTGCAGCAACTTTTAGCGCTTGTTTAGCAGCCACGTCTGCTGTGACATCAGCCCCAAGGTCAGGGGGGACGTCTTCACCGTTGTATATATATAAGCCCAGCCCATGCAGTGCTATCGCCTTGGCGAGGCATCTTTGCATTGCCGTGTTAATTGCGAACGCATCGGGTTCCGAAATCGCTTTATTGCGGTAGTCCATAACGGGAAGTTGCGCCGTTCTAGCAATATCATTTGCGACAACGGTACAAAAGACCATGACTGTCCCATTGCCCCAGCGTTGGTACTCCGGATAAAACCAATGCGCCTTTGGATCAGCAAGTAATAGCTGGTCGACTGCCCATGCCCAAGATAAATAGGTAAGACCATTTTTCTTCTCCGTGTATTTTGAGACATCAATCTGTCTAAGTTCTTTGTATTCCATTAAAAACCCTTCAACATTTGATCTGCAAGTTCTTTTGCAAGCGCTAATAAATGTTCTGAATATGATCCCATTGGAACATCAATTCCTATGCTATTCCAATCATCATAAATTTCTCCATTAGATGATAGTGCCACCATAAAGTCATAAATCATTTCTTGTCTTGTTTTCATTTGTCATGCTCCTCTTTTAGTTTCCTGATTGTTTCTACTTCAATAAGCTTTTGAGCGTAGTGAATAACTTTCTCAAGGTCTTGTATACCGCCTTTTCTACGCCAGCGAGTGGTATATTTAATAATGTTTCCCTCAAGGTACCCCAAACCATTAGCCACGATATAGTCCCAAGGCTGAATAGCATTAGCAGAATAATGAGTACCGGCAACTTGGTATTCATTGGCTTTTACCTTGTTATCCATGTGTAGAGTCCTGTTCCAAAGATTCCGAAGGTTGCGACAGAAAGCAGTAACCAGACAAACACATCTCTGAAGAAGGATTTAGATCTATCCCAATCCGTTTCGCATCTCCAAATAGGCGTTGCATAATCTGCATCTCTAAGTGCTTCGGATACAGATCTAGCGGTTTGTGTATATCGGTGATATCGGTTTGTAAATTGTTCATAGCTCATATTGCCCCCAAGTAGATGTCGGCTAATTTACCGGCATATTCCAAGATCCATTTAGGATCATCTTCAGAGCCTACGCAAATTGCGCTGTTCTTACATAAAGCCAACATAAAGTCATAAACTAATTCTTGACGTGTTTTCATCATTTCTCCTATGCACAACTGATTGGTTTAATTGTTCCTTCTTCATCGGTATTCCAACAACAAATACCACCATTGCTATCTCTTGTGCATTTCTCTGAAGCGTATGCATTAACAGATAAAAACAATCCTATGATTAGTAAATATTTCATTCTTGCTCCTTTAAATAATCCTGATACTGTTTGCAAAAACTACTTACCTGACAGAATTCCGCACACCTCGTGCGCTCTCCCGGACGGACTTCAATCTCATAACCCGATCCCAATTCTGCCTTCTTGTCTTCTGCCTCTCCTTCTGATTGGAAGACAGCAGTAGCCCTTTTATTCCCAGCTTTCTTAACTGCGTAAGTAGTCGGTTTCTCCCACATCTCGTCAGGTGTGCAAGGAGCATAATCTTCGCTAATTTCGGAAGCCAAAGATGCGTTGGAATGCGCTTGAATCCGTAACTTAATAAAAGCTTCTCTTCTCTCATACGGCCACAAAGGGATATTAAGCACCTTAATCGGTGACTCTGGATAGTCCTCCCTATTCTTCGCATCTCTACGGCTCCAATCTCTGATAATGGCTACGATCTCTACCTTCTTGACTGGCGTTCTTTTTACCTTCTCCACCAGCCAAGCGTACATATTGAGCTGTTGTTCCCATTCAATCTTCTCGTTCATGACTGCCCAAACACCAGCGGTCTTGTAATCGGAGATGACTATGCCATCAGCCTCTTCCTTCTGAAGGTCAACGGCTCCTGAGATATCCCAGCCATCCACAGTAGCGTGGATACGCTCTTCGATTAAGTGATTATGGTCAGCACCTAACTCCAATACAGAGTGGATAGCCGTGCCAAAGATCGCCCAAATCTTATCCGATACGTCCTCTTCTAGCTCGTCCCAGTGCTTCTTGCGTAATTGCACTAGCTGAGGCGGCTGCAATAATTCGGTCACGGATAAATTCGCCTTGCCTTTCGTATACTTTGACCGACTCAGAACGTTTACGAACGTTTGAGGTAGATTGTGTATGTTCGTTAGTTTCATATTCTTTCTTCATTCCTTCTGTAAATAGTTTTGTTCTCGACTGCATCTGATATACCATCCGGTCTGTGCAAACCTTCCAGCATTCCCTCCACACCCTAATCGCCGTATCGTCTTGCCAAACAATATCGGGATAAGTTTCGTAAAACATTTCATCACACTTGTTCATCTGCTCCTCCGTTAGCTTCAATAGCGTTGTCAATGGTTTGAACCAACTGTTGCGCCTCGGCTAATATTTCTGCTGCGGTATCCCTTGCAGCCTTGTATTTACGGCGGTTTAACAGCTCCGCTACCTTGTTGGTATAAGAACGCAAATAGATGATTGATTCTGAATAATCCACACTTCCTCCTTAAGTTAAACTACAATCCGTTCACAGAATAACAAACTCAATATATCATGTCAACAGGTTGTACCCCTCTTAATTCATGTATGTATACATTTAAATTTCCATATCCACCTTCGACAAATGCTTATTGGGGTACATCCGGTAAAAGACGCTACATTTCCAAGCGGGGAGTTGAATTTAAAAAAGCGGTGCATGAGATCTGTGCTGGAATTGAAGGATATCAGGGTAAACCCGTAGAAATATCCATAGTGTTGTATCCACGAGACAAACGCTTGTTAGATATTGATAACTGCTGTAAAGCCATCCTAGATTCCATGAATGGGTTGATGTATGACGATGACCAGCAGGTCTGGAAGTTGACCGTAGAGCGTGGAGAAAAGATCAAAGGCGGGGGGTGTAAAGTGTCTATAGATGTCTATAAGCATCCATAGAAGTTCACCTTGTAGCAATTTCTAAAACCTTGTGGTAATATACCCACACAGGTTTCTTCATTCCTGTATCCTCCTGCACACATCCTCCCCCGTGCATCAGTGGGCTAGACTAATCCCCTAGCCCACTTTCTTTTTGTAAACGTTTACAGTTGCATCTTTAAAAAAGTTTGCTATACTGTAGGGGCTGGTTTGGAGACTAGTGTATGATTTAGCTTGATGAGGCCGTTTAGGTCTGTTGTTTCACATTACGTAAGTATTGCAAGCATATTTACATAATGGTCTCCAACTTGGAAACAACAGGCTTAAGCGGTCTTTTTGTTTCTCCAGCGTTTGTATAGTGGACGGGGAATGACACACCAGCGCTATATGAACTAAGCAGACTGGGGGTAAGTAGATGAAATACTGCAAGATAGGCGGCGAAGCTAGCACCTATTCTACGTAAGGCTGGCGGACGCTATCGGCTCCGATTGGGAATAGATATCTGAAGGCTACCTGATTCAGTTCGGGTAGGCTAAACACATCTCACCAAAAGGGAATCCGGTTATAGGGGATACATATAGTAGTTACATATAGTAGTAATCATAAGAGCAATTTTGACTTGACTGTCATGACATTGTACCCGTATGATGTCATGAGATTGGAGGAAATATGAACGCAAATGAATTAGCTGATGAATTAGATAAATGCATGGAAGACGGCTCAACAGATCTGGTGTGTGTTGAACAAGCAGCCACCATGCTACGCCAGCAAAAAGCTGAATACTATTCTTTACTTGTTAATCACGACAAACTTTATGCAAAAGTAGTAGAGCAACAAGCTGAAATAGAAATGTTGAAAGCAAAGACACTAACAGATGAGGAAATAAAAAAAGTGTGGCAAGCAAACCTTGCTGTTATGGGAAACGATTTAGATTTTGCTAGAGCAATATTAAAAAAGGCAACCAATGGCTAAATTTAAACACCACCAAGTAGAAAAAGATGGCGATTGGTCGGAATGGGTTTACCCAAATAGAACTAAATACAAGTTTGCTTGTTGCGATTGCGGACTTGTCCATGATATGCAGTTTGGTTTAATCAAGCGTGGACTAGGTAAAGCGATTGTGTTTAGAGCAAGACGAAACAATCGTTCAACAGGACAGATGCGTAAAGCAATACTAAGAAAGGCACAAGAGAAATGAAATACGAAACTTATGGCGAATACCAATTCAAGCTAGAAGAAGGTGTATATACCCTTGCAGAGTTAGAAAAATTGGTGGCAGACTTAAAAACAGCACAGGCAAGGATGTCTAATCATCTTATGCAATCTATGCAGTCAGTAAGAAAGGCACAAGAGAAATGACGTTTTTTAAGGTGGTTTTTGCTACCCTATTTCTCATAGCGGTCTTTAACTTGGCTTTAGTCACTGTTGAATGGTGCATTCAGCCACTTGTTTACGCATGCTCAGAAGTAACCAAAACAGATCCCATCAACGTTCAAAAAAGGTGTAAGAAATGGCATTGAAGTTTCAAATTACGGCAGAAGAACACGGCATTTCTACCCCCCTTCTTGAAACACCTGAGGATGAATTTAAGAAGATTAAAGACAGCGCACCAGAAGGATTAACGGGCGTACCTAACATTTTTACCGTTCATCAATTTTCCAAAAATAGCTATCTCATTCAAATTTGGCCTTCAGATGCCTAAAAGATCTAAGAAAACACAGCGCTGGCAAGCCAAAACTTTGCAAGAGATGTTTGCAAGTATCGCTAGGGGGCAAGAATATGTTAATGTAACTATGCAAAGATCCACTTGGGAAGAGTTAAAATACTTTATTGAATTAGCACTTAGGGAAGAAGACATGGCAACCAAACAAAAGATCGTAGCCCCTGCGGTCAAAGACAAGAAGACGGGCGTAATCATTGAGGCTCCGTCCAAGAAGTGGCCTCATGATCTTATTGAAGCCAAAGAACATATCAAAGATAAGAATGCCAAGCGTGGATTCGTAACTAACGAAGACAAGTTTGTCAAGCGTAAAGAGGCAGCAAAGATTGCCAAAAAAGCAGGACAGATTAAGAAGGATGACATCAAAAAATTACATTCATCTGATTTAAGAAAAGCTGGCGGAATAGCTAAAAAGAAAATTAAATAGTAGTAAAATGTAAGACCCACGATGAGGATCGTGATTAACCTTGAGGATAAAAATGAAAATTAGTTTGCAAGATATTGTCATTGATAAAGATACACAAAGCCGTGATGTAATTAGCGAACAAGTTATCAATGAGTATGCGGAAGCCATGCAAGGTGGCGCAAAGTTCCCAGCAATCGTAGTGTTTTATGATGGTTTAAATTATTACTTGGTAGATGGTTTCCACCGCTATTTTGCTTATCTCAAATTAGATGTTACCGAAGTTGAAATGATCGTTCATAACGGCACTAAGCGTGAAGCAGAGATCTTTTCATGGGGTGTAAACGATAAGCATGGACAACCTCGTTCCAATGCTACAAAGCGACTGATTGTTTTAAAAGCATTAGATGATCCAGAGTTTGCAGAGTTAAGCGATAGAAAGATTGCAGATATCGTTAAGCTTTCCCATGCATACATCTCCGGAGTCCGTAGAGAACTAACCCAAAAACCTATTGAGTTGCCAAAGGTTGCGACCAAGAATTTAAAAGAAGCACCACTAGCACAGCCCCATACGCCACAGGATATACCGCATATTGATCCGATTGAAATTGAGATCAAAGAACTTGCCGACTTGAACCAACAGCTCCACGAAGAGAATCTTAAATACAAAGACAAAGAGATGATTATTGAAGGAGACAGTGCCAAGATTGAAGAGATTCTTGAGGAACTACGCAAGAAGGTAAAGATCCTTGATATGGAACTAGAGTCAGTCAAGAATAACCGCAATCAACTCATGTCAGAAAATACTGAGTTGAAGAAGACGGTTGCTTATTGGAAGAAGAAATACGAAAAGACTCTGAAGTAAGGAGTCCGTATGCTACAACTTCGTCCCCACCAGCAAGAGGTGGTCGATAAGCTATCGGAAGGATTTGCACATCACCGATGTCAGATTCTCTATGCACCTACCGGATTTGGTAAAACTGAAGTTGCGATGGCAATCATGCAAGAGGTTGCCCGCAATTATAAAAAGACTGCTATCGTTTTAGATCGTGTCGTCTTAGTCGAGCAAACCAGTCTGCGTCTTGGTAAATACAATATCGACCACGGTGTTATCCAACGAGATCATTGGCGTTATCGTCCTGATCTTCCTATTCAAGTATGTTCTGCTCAAACTTTAGAGAAGCGGGAGATTGTTCCTGATATTGATCTATTGATTATTGACGAGTGCCATGTTCAAAGACGGGGCATTGTTGATCTCATTAAGAATAATCCGCAGCTCAAAGTCATTGGATTGACCGCTACACCCTTTACCAACGGTCTTGGAAACGTTTACACGAATGTAGTCGGTGCATTACCTACCGGAGAACTGATTGATAAGGGCTGGCTTACACCCCTGAAAGTCTTTATTGCCAAAGAAATTGATATGACCGGAGCCAAGAAGGTAGCCGGTGAATGGTCTGCCGATGAGGTAGCCGAGCGAGGCATGAAGATTACGGGGGATATTGTATCCGAGTGGATTAAGAAAACCCATGAGATCTACGATAAGCCTATGAAAACAATAGTATTTTGTTCAGGCGTCAACCACGGCAGAGACTTGGAAGAAAAGTTTAAGCAAGAAGGATACAATTTTGTATCCATATCCTACAAGGAAGACGATGAATTTAAGAGAACTGTTATCGAAGATTTTGGACGTCCAGATACCGAAATCAACGGACTTATCGCAACTGATATCCTTACTCGTGGCTTTGATGTTAGTGACGTTTGCATTGGGGTATCAGCTAGGCCTTTTAGTAAGTCATTTAGCTCCCATGTTCAACAGCTAGGTAGGGTAATGCGCCCGCATCAGGGCAAAGAGTTTGCCGTCTGGCTAGACCATTCGGGTAACTACCTACGATTCAGAGATGATTGGGATAAGCTCTACGATCACGGTGTCGATGAGTTAAAAGAAGGCACAGAGAAAGCCCGCAAAGAACCCACAGTCAAAGAAAAGAAAGAAGCAATGTGTCCGTCTTGCGGTGGACTATGGACATCTCCTACTAATATTTGTGATGAATGTGGCTTTGAAAGACAGAACCCTCGTGATATCATAAATGTTCCGGGAGAACTAACAGAACTAGATGTTGCAAACCGCAAATTGGTTATTGATAACCAGCAATTCTATTCTGAGATTCTTTATTATTCACGCTCGAAAGGGTATAACGATGGTTGGGTAGCTCACAAATATAAAGAGAAGTTTGGTGTGTGGCCCAGAGGTTTAAAGCAAGACCCCCTGCCTCCATCAATAGCAACTTCAAAATGGATTAAGTCTCGTTTGATTGCGTATGCTAAAGGGAAAAGTAAATAATGGATTTCTATCAGTTCGCAGAGATGCATGGGTTAATAGTAGATAACTTAGTATTAGATCGTTGGGTGCGTGTGCCAACAGTAGATAAACCAAGAAAGAAAAACGGATCATATATATTCGATGGAGTGTCCGGTGCAGTAAAGAATTGGGCAGTCCACGACAAAGCAATATCATTCAAATCAAAAGAATACAAAGC